CTTGTAGAAGAATCTGAAGAAGAGGAAGAGGAAAGTGGTAAAAAGACTCGTAAAAAAAGAGTAAAAGTACAAGAAGCTCGTAGGGCTAAAAAGAAAGAGGAAGAAGAGGAAGAAGAGGAAGAAGATGAGGAGGAAGATGAGGTGGAAGATGAAGAGGAAGGTGGTAAAAAAGATCGCAAAAAAATAAAAGAAGAATTTGATGAGGAAAGTGAAGATGAAGATGATGATATTGATTTTGATGTAGAAGATGATATTCAAGCTCTTTTTGGCGATGAAGAACTCTCTGAAGAATTTAAGTCAAGAGCTGCTTTAGTTTTTGAATCAGCTTTAAGAACAAAAGTAGCAGAAGCTGCTTCTATTATTGAAGCTCGTTATGAATCAGCACTTGAAGAAAATGTAATTCAAATTCAAGAACAATTAACTGAAAGAGTAGACTCCTATCTTGAGTATGTTTCTCAAGAGTGGATTCAAGAAAATGCTCTTCAAGTTGAAAGAGGTCTACAAGTTCAATTAGCAGAGTCCTTCTTGAGTAAACTCAGGGGGCTTTTTGAAGAGCATTATGTATCAATCCCTGAAGATAAATATGATGTTCTTGAGAGCATGGTAGAAAAACTAGATAACATGGAATCCAGACTCAACGAACAAATAGAAACAAATATTCAGTTAACTCATAGACTTAGCGAATCTGTATCAGATGGAATTATCCATGAAGTTTCCAGAGGTCTCGCAGAGACTCAAAAGGAAAAACTCGCAAGTCTTGCTGAAAGTGTTGAGTTCGTAAGTGAAGAAGACTATCGTGAGAAGTTGGAGACTCTGAGAGAGTCTTATTTCCCTAAAAATCCAATGTCTCATATCAGAGAAGATGAAATGCTTGGAACTGATTCAGAAGTTGTTTCTGATTCAATGAGTGCATATTTGAATGCACTTACAAAATTCTCTAAGTGATTATAAATAAATTATAAGTAAACACTTTTTCAAGACAAACAAACGGAGATTCCGCAAATGTACAATTCCCAACATTTGCAAGAAAAGTGGTCACCACTTCTTAATTGCGAAGGACTAAATCCTATCACTGATAATTATAGGAAGTCTGTTACCGCTATCTTGCTAGAAAATCAAGAAAGATTTTTAAAAGAAGAAAGAGGATTTCTTTCTGAAGCTTCACCCACAATGTCTGCTGGAGCTACCGGTTTTACTGGTTCTTCTACCGCCACTGGTCCTGTTGCTGGTTTTGACCCTGTTCTAATCAGCCTCATTCGTCGGTCAATGCCACAACTTATCGCTTATGATATTTGCGGTGTTCAGCCAATGAATGGTCCTACTGGACTCATTTTTGCAATGAGAACCCGTTATAATAATCAAAGTGGAACTGAAGCGTTCTTCAACGAAGCAGATTCTGCATTCTCTGGTCAAAATAGGGCTCTGAGCCTTTCTGCCGGTTTTGCAGATGCTGCTGCTGGTATTGGTACTACAGCTCAAACTGGAACCAATCCTGCAATTCTGAACGATCAACTTGCTGGCGTTGCTGGCATCGGTTCTACTTCATATAATGTTGGTGGTGCAATGGGTAATGCCGAGGCTGAGGCTCTCGGTGATGGAGTAAACTCAAATTTCTTCAATGAAATGGCTTTCTCAATTGAGAAAGTTACAGTTTCTGCGAAGTCAAGAGCACTCAAGGCTGAGTACAGCTTAGAACTCGCTCAGGATATCAAAGCAATTCACGGTCTGGATGCAGAAGCCGAACTTGCGAATATCCTCAGCACTGAGATTCTTGCTGAAATTAACCGTGAAGTTGTTCGTACAGTTTACAAAATTGCTGAAGCTGGTGCTCAGGTAAATACTGCCACCGCAGGTTATTTTGACCTTGATGTTGATTCAAACGGTCGTTGGTCAGTTGAGAAGTTCAAAGGACTTCTTTTCCAACTTGAGAGAGATGCTAATGCAATCGCTCAAAGAACTCGTAGAGGAAAAGGCAATATGATCATCTGCTCTGCAGATGTGGCTTCTGCCTTAACTATGGCAGGTGTTCTTGATTACACCCCTGCTCTGAATGTAGGTCTAAATGTAGATGATACCGGCAACACTTTTGCTGGTGTTATCAACGGTAAGTATAAGGTCTATATTGATCCTTATTCTGCTAACGTATCTGCTCAACAGTACTACGTTATCGGCTATAAAGGAACCAATCCTTATGATGCTGGCCTATTCTATTGCCCCTACGTTCCCCTTCAAATGGTTCGTGCCGTTGGCGAAAACACCTTCCAGCCAAAAATCGGGTTTAAAACTCGTTATGGTATGGTTGCAAACCCATTCGCTGAAGGTACTTATCAGGGATCTGGTGCTCTTCGTGTTAACGCTAATCGCTACTATAGAAGAGTTCAAGTTACCAACTTAATGTGATCAATATCACAGTTTAATTTTAGGGAGGCGAAAGCCTCCCTTTTTTGTATCTAAATAAAAATAAAATGTCATTAACATCTCAGATAGGAAATAGAAATTTTCTATCTCCAGTAGGGTTTAAATTTAATCTATCAAAATACCCAAAGGTAGATTTCTTCAGTAATAAAGCACAGTTACCAGGAATTAGTTTAGGAGTAGCAATTCAATCTACTTATTTAAAGGATATTCCTATTCCTGGAGATAAACTAGAATATGATGATTTAACTTTAAATTTTCTTGTAGATGAAAATATAGAAAATTATCTTACCATTTATGATTGGTTAATTGGATTAGGATATCCAGAAAATGTTTCTCAATTTAATGATTTAAGACTTAGAGATCCATACAATCCTTCTGGAAATGCTAGAGATTCTTATAATCAATATTCAGATGGATCATTAGAAATATTGGATAGTAATTATAGAGCAAAATTTAAAATTAAATATAAAGATTTATTTCCAACCTCATTAAGCTCTTTGGAATTTGATTCAACTGCAACTGATATAAATTACTTTACTGCAGTAGCTACATTTAAATATACTGTATTTGAAATACAAACTATAGAAGGTGCGATTTTATGACTATTGAGGAAATTCAGGATATGTGGAATAAAGACTCTGTGATTGATCCTGATAATTTACATTTAGAATCTATCCGAATTCCACAACTACATTCAAAGTATTTTCAAATTTATAACAATTTCAAACTTCTTCAAAAAAAATTAAATTACGAATATTGTGTATTAAAGAAAGAAAGATATGATTTTTATAAGGGAAAAGCTTCTCCAGAAATTTATGCACAAGAACCATTTCCACAAAAACTAATTGATAAAGATACTATAGTTCGGTACATAGATGCAGATAAAAAATTAAATGAGCTTAAAATGAAAAATGAATATTATTTGATCGTTTTAAATTTTATTGAAGAGATTTTAAAGGTAATTTTAAACCGAACATATCAAATTAAAAATTCCATAGAGTTTCAAAAATTTATAGCTGGGTATAGCTAATGGCCGACTTAATAATATCTAAGAAAAATGAAGTTTATTTGAAATTACAAGGAGAACCTTATATTTTTCAAGAACTTTCTGAAAGATTTACATTTGAAGTTCCAAATGCAAAATTCATGCCACAATACCGAAAAAAGTATTGGGATGGAAAGATTCGTTTATTTTCTACTGCAACTGGAGAAATTTATGTTGGGCTTTTAGATAAAATAATAGACTTTTGCGATCAACATAAGTATACTTATAAGTTTGTAGATAGTAAATTCTATGGAGTTCCCTTTGAAGTAAATGAACTTATTTCTAGAGAAGGTGTCTCCGATTATATGAAAAAAATTTCTAGTCATGATCCTAGAGATTATCAAATTGATGGTGTTTATAGTGCTTTAAAATATAACAGAAAATTATTAATATCTCCAACAGCATCAGGAAAATCTTTAATGATTTATTCTCTTGTTAGATATTTTACTGAGAAAAATATGTCAACATTAATTGTAGTTCCAACTACATCATTAGTAGAACAAATGTATAAAGATTTTACTGAATATGGTTGGAATTCTGAAGAGTACTGTCATAAAATTTATTCTGGAAGAGAAAAAATTACAAATCAACCTGTTGTAATTACAACTTGGCAGTCCATTTATAAATTAGACAAATCATTTTTTAAAAATTTTAATGTAGTAATTGGAGATGAAGCACATCTATTTAAATCTAAATCTTTAGTTGATATCATGACTAAGTTATTGGACTGCAAATATAGATTTGGTTTTACTGGAACTTTAGATGGAAGTCAAACTCATAAATGGATTTTAGAAGGATTATTTGGTCCATCTTACAATGTAACTAAAATTAAAGAATTAATTGATAGGGGATACTTATCTAAATTAGATATCAAAATTTTACTATTAAAACATAATTATGTTAAATTTGAAAACTATGGAAAAGAGATACAATTTTTAATTCAGAATGATCATAGAAATACTTTTATCAAGAATCTAGCTTTAGATTTGAAAGGAAATACTTTGATATTATTTACCCGAGTAGAAAGCCATGGAAAGGTTTTATACGACCTTATAAATAATTCCAAAGATGATAAGCGAAAACTTTTCTTTGTTCATGGTGGTGTAGATACTGAAGATAGAGAGAATGTAAGAAGTTTGACTGAAACTGAAGAAAATGCCATTATTGTTGCCTCTTATGGGACTTTTTCAACTGGTATTAATATTCGTAACCTTCATAATATTATATTTGCTAGCCCAGGCAAATCTAGGATAAGAAATCTTCAAAGTATTGGAAGAGTTTTAAGAAAAGGAACAAATAAAATAAAAGCAATTCTTTATGACATTTCTGATGATATCAGTAATAAAAAATTAAAGAACTATACTCTAAATCATCTAATGGAAAGAATCAAAATCTATAATGAAGAAAAGTTTAACTATGAAATTATTACCATTGATATGAAAAAACCATGAATGAAGAATTCTTAGCAATTGTTAAATTAACTTCTGGAGAAGAAGTATTAACTATAGTATGTGCATTTGATGAAGAAGATAGAACTTTATTAGCATTGAATAATCCCATCATAATGAAAGATATAGATACTCCCCTAGGTCCTGTAGTTAAAATAGAACCATGGATCAAGTATAGTGGTGAATCTTTATATTTTATTGATATGGATAAAGTTATGACTATGATTGAAGTAAAGGACTCTAAAATTATTAAGTTGTATAATCAATACTTATATGAAATTGATTCACAAAGAAATAAAAAAGCATTACCTAATAAATCAATGGGATACATCTCTAAACTAGAAGATTTCAGAAAGTCTTTAGAGAAGATCTTTAAGTCTTAAAGACTCTAAGAGACTCTAAAGTACCCCTTTAACCCTGACAGAGTTATCATAGCAGATTTCGGCAGTTTTGTCAACCCCCTTATTGACAAATCGGGATATATGTCTTATATTAGTAACAAACACGACTTCTACCATGGTTAAAAGAAAAAAAAATTCTGAACACTACGTTAATAATAGAGAATTTCTTTTGGCTTTGTCAGAATATAAAAATTCTGTAAATAAAGCAAAAAAGGAAGAACTACCTAGACCAAGGATACCCCCATATATTGGTGAATGCTTTCTTAAGATTGCAACACATCTATCGTATAAACCAAATTTTATGAACTACATGTTCAGGGAAGACATGGTTTCGGATGGTATGGAAAATTGTGTACAATATATTGATAACTTTGATCCAAACAGAGGAAACCCATTTGCATATTTTACTCAAATCATCTATTATGCATTTCTTCGTAGAATTTCAAAGGAGAAGAAACAATTGGAAATTAAAACCAAAATTTTAGAACAGTCTGGATTTGATCAAGTTTTTGGTTCTGATGGAAATATTTTAGATAGTTCAGAATCTGATTACAATGCAATTAAAAATAGTGTTCATAATAAAATGCTTTATAACTAATGAAAGTTGCTATTATTACTGATCAACATTTTGGAGCTAGAAAGGGAAGTAAGATTTTTCACGATTATTTTAAAAAGTTTTATGATGAAATCTTTTTTCCAACTTTAGAGAAAGAAAATATCAGCATATTAATTGATATGGGTGATACTTTTGATAATAGAAAGGTAATTGACTTTTGGAGTCTTGATTGGGCACAAAAAAATTATTATGATAAATTGAAAGAATTGAATATTGAAATTTTAACTGTAATTGGAAATCATACCGCTTATTATAAAAATTCAAATACTATTAACAGCATAGATTTATTATTAAGAGGATATGATAATATTAGAGTTATTTCAGAAACTGAAGAAATTGCAGTTGGAAATACTAATATACTATTCATTCCTTGGATTAATTCTGAAAATGAACCTTCAACTTTAAAAATAATTGAAAAAAGTAAAGCTAAAGTTGTAATGGGTCATTTGGAATTAACAGGATTTGAAATGTATCGGGGAATGCTTCAAGATCATGGAATGGATTCAACACCATTTAAAAAATTTGACAGAGTGTTTTCGGGACACTATCATACTAGAAGTAGTAATGGTAGAATTTTTTATCTTGGAAATCCTTATGAAATGTTTTGGAATGATCTCGGAGATTCACGAGGATTTCATCTTTATGATACTGAGACATATGAACTAACTACAATCAATAACCCATTTCGTATTTTTAAAAAAATCTATTACAGTGATACTGATCATCAAATGTTTGATTATCGGGATTGTAAAGATAAGTTTATTAAGTTGGTAGTTGAAAAGAAAACAAATCAGAAAAAGTTTGAAATTTTTTTTGATAAACTTTCAAAGTGTGGTTGTCACGAGATTAAAGTTATTGAAAATTTTAAAATCTCTGAAGCAGAAGATGTTGATTTTGAAAAAATTGAAGATACAATTTCAATTTTAAATCGTTATGTTGAAGAAACAGAACTTCCAATTAATAAGATTAAAGTAAAGACTCAACTTGAACAAATATATAAAGAAGCTTGCGAGCTAGAATAATGTATGTTATTGGATTAAAAGGAAAAGCAATTGAAGGATTGTATGCTGCCCCATCACAAACCGGTAAAAAAATTCTTTATATGTTTTCTGATCCTGATGATGCAAAAAGATTTGCTGGACTTTTAGAAGCTGACGATTATCCAGAACTTCAAATATACGAAATTGAAGATGATGTTGCTCTTAAAATATGCCAGCAACAAAATTACAGTTACTTTGTTATTGACTCAGAAGACCTATTGATTCCTCCAGATTATCATGATAGTTTTTAAGAAAATTAAATGGCGGAACTTTTTAAGTACCGGCAATCACTATACAGAAATTAATTTAAACGAAGTTTCAAATACCTTAATTATAGGTAGTAATGGAGCTGGAAAAAGTACATTTTTGGATGCATTAACCTTTGGACTTTTTAATAAACCATTTCGCAAAATTAATAAACCACAACTAGTTAATTCTACAAATGATTCCGACTGTGTAGTTGAAATTGAATTTGAAATTGGATCTATAGATTGGAAAGTTGTTCGTGGAATGAAGCCGAATATTTTTGAAATTTATAAGAATGGAAAAAAATTAGCTCAAAGTTCTGACATAAAAGAAGATCAAAAACTTTTAGAGCAAACTATCCTGAAATTAAATTACAAATCATTTACTCAAATTGTAATTTTAGGATCTAGTAATTTTATTCCATTTATGCAACTTACGGCTGCAAGTCGTAGAGAAGTAATTGAGGATCTTTTGGATATTAGAATTTTTTCATCCATGAATGATATTGTTAAAAATAAACTTAAAGAAATCCGAGAAGATCTAAAAACATTTTATGTAAAGAAAGAACTTTTTCAGGATAAAGTTAAAATGCAAAATAACTTTATTGAAGAACTTGAAAAAAGAGGTTTTGAAAATATTAATGAGAAAAAATCTAAGATTGAAGAATTGAATGAGAATGAGATTAAAATTTCCTCTGAGAATGATAATCTCGGAAAGGACCTTGCAAATTTTACTGAAGAGTTGGAGATAGTATCTGATGCAACAACTAACTTAAAAAAATTAGTAGGAGTGAAAGGAAAAATATCACAAAAAATCTCTTCAATTTTAAAGGCTCATAAATTTTTTACCGATAATACGGTTTGCCCTACATGTACGCAATCAATTGATGAAAGTTTTCGGTTAAATAAACTTGAGACTACAGAAAAGAAGAGTAAAGAACTTCATGATGGTTACAAGGAACTTGAAGATACAATTCAAAAAGAAGAAGATCGTGAAAAACAGTTTATTTCTCTTTCTAAAAAAATAACATCAATCACACATGAAATTTCTCAAAATAACCTTAGAATTTCTGGATTTAAAAGGCAGGTCAAAGATTTACGATCAGAAATTCAAGACATTGCCAACAAAATTGAAAACCAAAATATTGAACATGAAAAGTTAGAAAAGTATGAAGAAGATCTTCTTAAAATTCAAAATACTATTGACACTACTGGAGAAGAACTGAATCATTATGATTTCATCTATCAATTATTAAAAGATGGTGGAGTAAAAACTAAAATTATTAAACATTATCTTCCAGTTATTAATCGGAAGGTAAATGAGTATCTTCAACTCTTAGACTTCTATATTAATTTTAGCTTGGATGAAGAGTTTAATGAAAATGTAATTTCACCAATTCATGAAAATTTTTCATATTCATCTTTTAGTGAAGGTGAAAAAATGAGAATTGATTTAGCACTTTTATTTACTTGGAGAGAAATTGCAAGAATTAAAAACTCAGTGAATACAAACTTGTTAATTTTGGATGAAGTATTTGATAGTAGTTTAGATGGATTTGGTACTGATGAATTTTTAAAAATTATTCGGTATATTATTAAAGATGCTAATATTTTTATAATTTCTCATAAATCTGAATTAAATGACAAATTTGAAAGTGTCATCAAATTTGATAAAGTTCGTGGATTTAGTGCTATAGTCTAAATAGCTATAAACCTTCAATGAAAATTCCAAATTGGCAGCATCACTCTAAAAAGGATCAGAAACGAAGGCTTAAACCTCAAGCTCTTCGTCAAGCAAAAGCAAGAAGACAAGCACTCAAGAAACGTATCCAACAAGGCAGCCAGTATTCAAACTGGCCATTAAGGTGTCTATAAGGTATCTTTTTATGTATTATATGATCAGTTGAAACAAATTTCATGACCATTAATTACGAAGTCAAAGGAAATCTTGCTCGTCTTCTTGCTACTGAAGATCTCGTAGTAGAGCATAAGAAGGTCTCTACGGCCTGCTTTAACATCCATACGAGGGTTTTGACCCTTCCCATCTGGGAAAGGGCTTCTGCGACCGTATACGACCTTCTGGTGGGCCATGAGGTTGGTCATGCATTGTATACTCCAATAGAAGATTGGAAACAGATTCAAGATGTTCCAAAGTCTTATGTCAATATTACTGAAGATGCTCGTATTGAAAAATTGATGAAGCGTAGGTATAATGGATTGAATAGGATTTTTTATACTGGATACAAAGAACTTTATGATATAGATTTTTTCTGTCTGGGCGAAGATTTTGATATCACTACTTTCAATTTGGCAGACCGAGTTAATCTTCATTTTAAGATCGGTAATTTTCTAATTATTGAATTTAATGAAGAAGAACAGCAAATTTTAGATCTTATAGAGAAATCTGAGACTTTTGAAGATGCTCTAAATGCTGCTCGTCTTATGTACAAATATTGTAAAGAAGAACTAAAAAATTTAAATTCTATAAATGAGCATGTAGAGAACTATGAAATTATTTCTGATGGTGAAGCATCTTCAGAAATTTCCGAATCTACTTCGGAATTTACTCCAGAATCTTCAGAACAAGAATCTTCTCAAGGAAGTTCTACGGATGGTTCAAGTCCAGAACCAGAAACTACGGAAACTCCTTCTGATGGAGAGGCAAAAAATGAATTAGATGAATTGAATTCTGAATCTACAGAATCTCAATCAAAATCTAATCTAGGTGGAGACAAAACTGATTCTGAACCTACAGTTCGTACAGACAAAAGTTTTGAAGAATCTATTAAAAAATTAATTAATGGTACCAGTGAAGAAACTGTGTATGTTGAATTTCCAAAACTGAATTTGAAAAATATTATTATTGAGTCTGATATTTTTCATAGTAGACTTTTAAAATATTGGAAAGATGTTGATAGTGATACTTCAATACCGGATGGTAAATATTTGAAATATAAGCAAGATGCTCAAAACCAAGTCAATTATATGATGAAGGAATTTGAATGCAAAAAAACTGCGGATTCTTATGCTCGTGCAAAAACTTCTCGCACTGGAATTTTAGATTGCTCCAAGCTTCATACTTACAAGTATAATGAAGATCTATTTAAAAAAGTAACAACTCTATCTGATGGAAAAAATCACGGATTGATTTTTGTTTTGGATTGGTCTGGTTCTATGGATGGATGTATTTTTGATACTGTAAAGCAGATGTTTAATATTGTTCTATTCTGCAAAAAAGCTAGTATTCCCTTTGAAGTTTATGCTTTTTCAAATGAATATTATGAAGTGGAGAATGACAAAAAAATTATTCTAAAGAGATCCTATGAAATTGCAGAATATTTACTTTCAGTTCCAAGCGATTTTAAAATGATTAAAATTCTTACCAGCGAATCTAGAGTAAATATTTTAGATAGTTATATGAAAAATATTTTTCGTATTGCTTACTATTATAATGATCGTGGATATGCTTCCTATACTATTCCTGCATTTGCTTCTCTTTCTGGAACTCCTTTAAATGAGGCTATGATTAGTTTGGGGCAAATTATTCCAGAGTTTAGGAAAAAAACAAAGGTTCAGAAACTGCATTGTATTATTCTAACTGATGGAGATGCTGCTGGCATTCCATATCACAAAATGATTAAAACTAGTAATGGTGAAGATTGCTATATGGGATATCGCTCACTTCGCCCAGGAGTATGTCTTCGGAATCGTTCAACCGGAAAGACCTATAATTTAGATTCAGGTCATTATCAAATTAACTCTAAAATTCTTGAATGTGTAAAGGAAGCTAATCCTGAAGTTAATTTCATTGGAATACGTTTAGTGGAATCTGGTGAGTTTAATTATTTTATCAATCGTTATCCTATGGATGATGATAAAATCAAATCTCTGAAAGATGATTGGAAAAAAAATAAATCAATTAGTCTCACTAATTGTGGATATACCAAATATTTTGGAATATCTCTTAGCTCTTTAAATCAAGATAGTTCTTTAAAAGTAAAGCCAAATGAAAGCGTTCTAACTGCTTTTAAAAGATCTGTAAATTTGAATAAAATGAATAAAAAGTTTCTAAATGAATTTGTTTCTTTGATTTCTTAATATTGGGGGGTTTAGGCCCCCTTTTTTAATAAATAAAATAAAACTAATTAGAATTATGAATTCTAAAACAATACAAAGTTTAACAGAAGTTTATACTAGCATTTATGAAGATGCCCTTCAAGGTAGACTTTTAAAGAGGGATGATGCAACTCCATATAAGTTTAATCGCAAAGGCGGAGGATCTTCAACTACATTTAGAGCAACTGATCCAGTTTCAACTTCTAAACCAACATCTACGTCAGTTGAATCTCCTACTCCAAAAACATCTCCAGGTCAATTGTCATTAAATACATTGCGGGCTACTGGTGGTACTCCTGGCCCTCCTCCTGGAGCAACAGTTCGTGCCACAGGGCCAACTGGAAATTTTCCACAATTGAATCGTTATATCAATAAGCCAAGTTCGGGAATGTTAGTTCCTGCATCTAAAGCTTTGGGTATTGCTAGAGCTGCCAGAATTGGATCTCCTCTAGGAATTGTTGCTGCAGTTATGGAGCCAACTCCAACATCTTCACAAGATACTCCTTCTACTGCTCTTCTTTCAAAATCAACGAAGGCTCAGCAATCTGTTGGAAAATATAATACTATGGATCCTGGTGGAAGAATTCGGAATCGTTTAGCAGTTGGTCAAGGTAAAGTTGGAACAGTTGCTCAATCTTTTGACAAAGAATATGCTAAGCAAAAGTCTGCTGGAGCAAAGACATTCAATTTTCAGGGTAAAAGCTATACCACAGATTCTTATGATTTCTTTGATATGATGATGGACTATTTAATTTCTGAAGGTTATGCTGATACGAATAAAAATGCTATTGTAATTATGGCAAATATGAGTGAGGAGTGGAAGCGGAGTATTGTTGAAGAAACTACAAGAACCGAATATCTTCAAAAAAAATTTAATAAAGAAAACAAGAAAAAATCTGGTTCTGCTCTTACTTTTATTCCTGGAAAGCAAAATACTGGGCAAGCACTACAGAAAGCAAGAGAATCTGAAAGACATATGAGTGGTGATAAATAAACCACTTTCCAAACTGGCACAGGGGGGCTATGATAGCCCCCTTTTTCATGTAGTATTACATTGCTGATAACAAATGAACCAATGCCCAAAACAATTATGATGACTGATGATCAGATCCTTCAAGATCTTAAGGCTACTTATGGTCCAGAAATAACCTCAGGTGATATTCGTGGATATTGTGCTATGAAAGATATTTCATATCCCACTGTAACTCGTCGTTTGGAAAAATTTAAAACTGGTCACGGTAAGTGGAATCTTGAGATTACTCCTCAAGAAGTTGAAAAAATTGAAAATGCATATATTGCTCCTGCAGCAATTCCAGCAATTGAACAAAATCTTATTCCAGAAAAAGATGATAACTTTGTCAACTTTGGCAATTTCTTAGACATTAAAAAAGTCATTTCTACTCGTTTGTTTTATCCCACCTTCATTACTGGCCTTTCTGGTAATGGTAAAACTTTTTGTGTAGAACAAGCTTGTGCTCAACTAAAGCGAGAACTTATTCGTGTAAATATTACAATTGAAACTGATGAAGATGATCTTATTGGCGGTTTTCGTCTTATTGATGGGGATACCGTCTGGCACAACGGCCCAGTCATTGAAGCCCTCCAACGAGGAGCTGTATTGCTTCTTGACGAAATTGACCTTGCCTCTAACAAAATTCTCTGTCTCCAATCTATCCTGGAAGGGAAGGGAGTATTCCTTAAAAAAATTGGAAAATTTATTCAACCAAAACCCGGATTTACAATCATCGCAACCGCCAATACTAAAGGCAAAGGTTCAGATGATGGAAGGTTCATTGGAACTAATGTGCTCAACGAAGCCTTTCTTGAAAGGTTCTACATCACCTTAGAGCAAAAGTATCCCCAAACGGCTATTGAACTTAAGATTCTGGAAAAAGTTTGTTCCAGTTTGAATATTGAAGATTGCAGTGAATTTTGCAATTACCTAGTTCGTTGGGCAGATAACATTCGTAAAACCTTCTATGATGGTGGAATTGAAGAGGTAATTAGTACTCGTCGTTTGGTTCACATCATTCGTACATATGCAATCTTTAAGAATAAAGACAAGGCCATTCGCCATTGCATCAATCGGTTTGATGAAATCACCAAACAATCGTTTATGAATTTGTACAATGCGGTTGATGGAACCGGTGAATCTGAAGAATTTAAAGAATCTAATTCTTCAAATGTAGTTGACGAAGATGAATCGGTATGATATAATTTGGGGAGGCATGTCCTCCCCCTATAATTCAAATTATGTCTGAAACATCTGATACCAAATATACCTTGAAATGCAAGGAAACTAATACTATTGATCTTCATTGGAAATATAATGAAGATAAAATTTTAAAAGAAGTTCAAGAATATGTTGCTAGAACTTACCATTCACACTACACCTCCGAAAGTTCAAAAGTCCAAACTCTAGATTTGATTGAATCTATTGGTGATGCTGAACCATTTTGCCGAAGCAATGCAATTAAGTATTTGAGTCGGTTTGGTAAGAAGAATGGTAAGTCCAAACTTGATATTCTCAAAGTAATTCACTATTGTATTTTACTTTATCATTTTGCTGGTCTTGACAATGAAACTAAGGGAACCTATGAAACTTTCTGACAAAACAATTTCACTGCTTAGGAACTTTGTTGATGTGAATCAATCTTTGATGTTTCGTTCGGGCAATAAAATCAAAACAATGTCCCTGATGAAAAATCTTTTTGCTGAAGCTTCAATTACTGAAACGATTCCTCGGGATTTTGCAATTTATGATCTGGGCCAATTTTTGAATGGAGTGTCCCTTCATCAAAATCCAGAAATTACTTTTGATAATGATTCTTACCTAACAATTCATGGTGGCGGTCATAAGACAAAATATTATTTTGCAGATCCATCTCTTATTATCAGTCCTTCACTGGATAAGGAAATTAAACTTCCATCTGAAGACGTTTGTTTTGAACTCAGTTCAGATCAACTTAAAAGTTTATTGAAAGCTTCTGCAGTTTATCAAATATTTGATCTTACTGTAATTGGAGATGGTAAGTCAATTAAACTATTGGTAAGGGATAAAGAAAATTCAACTTCTAATGAATTTTCTATTAATGTGGGTCAAACAGATTCAATCTTTACCTTCAACTTTAGGGTAGAGAATTTAAAGATTCTTCCTGGAAAATACGAAGTTGTCATTTCGCAACAAAATTTTTCTAGGTTCCGTCATACGACTATAGATCTGGTATACTACATTGCACTTGAACCCGATTCCACTTTTGGCGAATGAATGTTTTTGTGACAAATAAATTTCCTGCAGAAAGTGCAATTGTACTTCCTGACCGACATATAACAAAAATGCCAGTAGAAACTTGCCAACTTTTGGCAATCGTGGCATCTAAATGGTATCATAATTACGGCACTCTTCCCAAAGCAGATGGTACACCTTATGCAACTGAAAAGGGTGCTTTTCGTAATCACCCCTGTACTCAATGGGTTGCGAAGTCCATTCATAATGCGTATTGGTTGATTAAACACGGTATGAATCTCTGCGATGAGTACTCTGTACGATATGGTAAAACACATTCGTGCTATAATACTCTTTTACACGCATATTATCTTTTTCCAAAAGGTAAGATTACCAGTGTAGAAAACTTTGTTCGTGCGATGCCTGATGAGTATAAACTTGACGACAGCATTGACACTTTTACTGCTTACAAGATGTATATTGCATCCAAGCCTTGGGTGAAAGATAATTATCTTCGTATTCCGTCCAGAAAACCTGATTGGGTATGATTATGAGTCAGATTAAAATTTTGAATGAAATTTTAACCGAAATTAATAACATTCCTTTGATTTATTTATATGATGAAAACTGAAAAAACTGATTTTCTTTGGGTAGAGCAGTATAGGCCAAGAATAATTGAAGATTGCATTCTTCCGCCAGACATTAAACAGACTTTTAAAGATTTTGTAAAACAAGGAGAAATACCCAACCTTCTTCTTGCTGGCCCTCCGGGAATTGGTAAAACTACAATAGCTAAAGCATTGTGTAATGAATTGGGAGCAGATAACTATGTAATTAATGGTAGTGATGAGGGAAGATTTCTTGATACAGTTAGAAACCAAGCAAAGAACTTTTCTACAACCGTTTCACTTACATCGGATGCTAAGCACAAAGTCATCATTATTGACGAAGCTGATAACACAACCAACGATGTACAACTCCTCTTACGGGCGAATGTTGAGAAGTATTATAGCAACTGCAGATTTATATTTACCTGCAACTATAAAAACAAAATCATTGAACCACTCCATTCCCGTTGTTCCGTTGTGGACTTTAGAATTGGATCTGAACAGAGAGCACAACTATCAGCAGAATTTTTCAAAAGAATCTCAGAAATCTTGCTTGAGCAAAAAATTGAATACGATAAGAAAGTTCTCTTTCGGTTAATTAATAAACATTTTCCCGATTGGAGAAGGGTTTTAAATGAATGTCAACGATATTCAGTATCTGGTAAAATTGATTCTGGTATTCTTGTAAATTTTTCGGACATAAAAACAAATGATCTCATTAAACATATCAAAGAGAAGAACTTTACGGAAGTTCGTAAATGGATTGTTTCAAATCTTGATAATGACTCTAGTACTATTCTTCGGAGTGTATATGATGCTTTATATCAACATTTGGATGGTCCCAGTATTGCTGCTTGCGTACTTATTGTGGCAAAGTATCAGTACCAATCGGCTTTTGTAGCAGATCAAGAGATAAATCTTCTTGCCGCATTTACTGAGATAATGGTGGAGGCAAAATTTAAATGAGTATTGAATTGAAGGATTGGTTGAATTCAATTAATCAGACAAAGATCAGTATAATGAACACTGATCCTGATAGTGTTCATGATTATGTACCTTATGTTATTAATAAATGTTTTTCGGGGCATATTGATTCTATAATGTTTGCAAATGAAATGAATATAAATCATTTCTTGAATAAAAAAATGCAGTATGATTTTTTACTAAATAGTTTGAGAAAAAGGAAGAGATTTTCTCTCTGGCCCAAGAAAGAAAATATCAAAGATCTTGAATGTGTCAAATCATACTATGGCTATAGTAATGAAAAGGCAGAACAAGCTTTGAGAATTCTGACTGAAGATCAAATTAAATTTATTAAAAAAAAGCTTGAAACTGGAGGATTAAAATGAGTGTTATACAGGAACCCGAAGTAAATTGGTCACCAGACCAAATGGTTGAAGTGATTTTAAATGAGCCAGATGATTTTCTGAAGGTTCGTGAAACACTTACCAGAATTGGTGTAGCCAGTAGAAAGGAAAAAAAGATCTATCAGTCTTGTCATATTTTGCATAAGCAAGGTAGATATTATATTGTTCACTTTAAAGAACTTTTTGCTCTTGATGGTAAACATGCAAACTTAACTGTAAATGATGTTCAACGTCGTAATCGTATTTCCCAACTTCTTGCCGATTGGGGATTGATTGAGATTGTTGACATTAATAGGATTCAAGATATTGCCCCTTTGAATCAAATCAAAGTCCTTTCATATAAAGAAAAGGATGAATGGACTCTTGAAACTAAGTACAATATTGGTAAAAAGAAAAAGGTTCAGGAAACCGAATAATTTTTGTGGGGTTTTCATGCCCCATTTTTTTTAATTTGTATTATAATTAGTAATGTCAGATGCTTCGGGTCTGACATTATAAACCTCGCTTTTAAGGAGAACCTTCATGTTTAATTCTACTATCACCAAATATTATTCATCAAATAATGGACTTGAAAAATTAGTTCAAGATATTGGAAAAAATTCAATTGGAATGGATGAATGGTTTCACAGATTTGGATCTCTTCATGAATCCACATCAAATTATCCACCATACAATTTAATTAAAGAAAATTCCACAGAGTTTACTTTAGAAGTTGCTCTTGCTGGATATAAAAAGGAAGACATTGAAGTTAGTACAGAATGGAATACATTATTTGTTGGGTGCAACAAAGTAAAAACTGAATGTGACTACATACACAAAGGAATTGCTTGTAGATCATTTTCTAAAACATGGACACTTTCAGATGATGTAGTAGTTGGCGATGTATTTTTTGTAGATGGACTACTTACAATTAAACTAACTAAAATTATTCCAGATCATCAAAACAGAAAAGTTTATGATATTTCATAATAAATAGTGTTGCTATCGTTGCCGTTGGGGAGAGGATGATTACGACTATCCATCTCCCCCTTTTCCTAAATACAAATAAAAATGAAATATAATTCTTTTTTTGAGCAAAGAATAACTTTCAATTATCATGATGAACTTAACTCTAAACTTTGGAATAATTTTAAATTAAAGTCAGAGGTTAGAATAAAATTAGCTATGATTGGGAATTCTTGGGCAGATTTTGCAAATATTCCCAGAAAGGCAATTAAAGATATGATAATCGTTGGAGGTAATGCAAACTACAATTATACCAAATATTCTGATATTGATCTTCATCTTGTTGTAAGTAAAGCAGAACTTCCAGATTGTCCAGACTTAATTGATGATTATCTGCAAGATAAAAAACAGTTATGGGCTTTTACTCACGACATTAAAATTTATGGTCATGATGTAGAACTTTATGCCGAAGAAGAAGGTTTACCCAGACCTTCAAATCAAGGAGTATATTCTATTAAATTTGGTAGATGGTTAGTAAAACCTGAAAAAATTAATCCCAATATTGACAAGATTTTACTTAAGAAAAAAACTAAAGATATTATGACTAAGATTGATTTTTTTATTAATGGGAAATCTGATGATATTGAAGAAATGAAAAGACTGAAAGATAAAATCAAAGATATGAGGTCCTCTGCAATTCGTAGGGGTGGAGAATTTTCATTAGAAAATTTAGTCTTTAAAGAACTGAGAAACAATGAATATCTGAAAAAATTTTCAGATTATATTATGTCTAAAAAAGTAAAAGAACTTTCACTATAGAGGAACCATGGACGATCTTGAAACAATTGAATTAATTGATGATATTCAGCAGGAATTTGAAACTGAATTTGATTCTGAAGAACCTGAAGTAGTTATCAAATGTATTTTATTCAAAAATGGAATTTATATTATATCTTTTATTGAGGAACTACTTGTTGATTTTGGTCAACCAAATTGTAAATTGATAAATCCAAGAACTATTAAATCAGATTCGCTTGAGAGGTGGCCTCTTCATACGGATCAGGAAGAATTAATTATTTCTTCAGAAAATTTCTTGACAATTTATGAGCCGTCTGCTATACTACTGGAAAGGTATATGAAGACTGTTGGGGAATGAGGTTTTACACAAACGTCCAATTGGTTGGTAACGAATTTTTAGTTCGGGGATATGATGGTGAAGACTCATTTATGACAAGAGAAAGATATTCTCCAACATTGTTTTTACCTTCTCCCAAACCCACAGAATATAAAACTTTAGATGAAAAATATGTAACACCAATAAAACCAGGAACAGTTAGAGATTGTAGAGAACTCTATAAGCAATATGAAAATGTAGATAATTTTAAAGTTTACGGAAATAATCGGTTTATCTATCAATATATTTCCGATAATTATTCAGAAGATGAAATTAAGTTTGATATCACAAAAATTAAAATTTTTACACTTGATATTGAAGTTGCTTCCGAAAGTGGATTCCCTACAGTTCAAGATTGTTGTGAAGAGCTGTTAACTATTTCAATTCAAGATTATGCAACTAAGGATATTATTACTTGGGGATGTAGTCCTTTTATTCAGCAACAAAAAAATTCAACATATATTCTATGTCAAGATGAGTCAAATCTTCTTCAAAGATTTCTTTATTTTTGGGAAAATAATTTTCCAGATGTGATTACTGGGTGGAATTGTAGTCTTTATGATATTCCTTATATTACCCGAAGAATTTCTAGGATCTTTGGAGAATCCGAAGCTAAGCGTCTTTCTCCTTGGAAGTTATTAACTGAAAACGAAATTCAAATTAATCACAAAGATCATATTGTGTGTGATATTGGAGGAGTTACTGTTCTTGATTATTTGGATCTTTACAAAAAATTTACTTATGTAAACCGAGAATCATATCGCTTAGATTACATTGCTGAGGTTGAACTTGGATCAAATAAATTAGATCACTCGGAATTTGAAACTTTTAAAGAGTTTTATACTAAAGATTGGCAAAAATTTGTAGAATATAATATCATTGACGTAGAACTTGTTGATCGTTTGGAGGATAAACTTAAGTTGATTGAACTTGCAATTACTTTGGCATTTGATGCTAAGGTAAATTTTGCAGACGTATTTTATCAAGTTAAGATGTGGGATACAATCATCTACAACTATCTGAAAAAACGTAATATTGTAATTCCGCCAAAGGAAAAGGCCGATAAGGATTCTAAGTATGCTGGTGCTTATGTAAAGGAACCTATTCCTGGAATGTATGATTACGTGGTAAGTTTTGATTTGAATTCGCTTTATCCACATTTGATTATGCAGTTTAATGTAAGTCCCGAAACTCTTATGGATGAGAGACATCCAAATGTTACGGTTGATAAGATTCTAAACCAAGAGATTGATTTTGAACCTTATAAGGATTATGCGGTATGTCCGAATGGTGCAATGTATCGCAAAGATGTTCGTGGATTTCTTCCAGAATTGATGGAAAAAATGTATAATGAAAGAGTCATATTTAAAAAGAAAATGCTTGAGGCAAAAAAACAATATGAAAAAAATCCAACAAAAGAACTAGAAAAGGAAATTTCCAGATGTAATAATATACAGATGGCAAAAAAGATATCTCTTAACTCAGCTTATGGCGCCATTGGTAATGAATATTTTCGTTATTATAAGTTAGCAAATGCCGAAGCAATTACAACGTCGGGGCAGGTTGCAATTCGTTGGATTGAGAATAAAATGAATGTATATTTAAATAAACTTCTTAAAACTAATGATATTGACTATGTTATTGCTTCTGATACTGATAGCATTTATCTTAATTTGGGTCCTTTGGTTGAAACTGTATACAAAGGAAGAGAGAAAACTGCTGAAAGCGTTGTCTCGTTCCTTGATAAGATCTGTAAGGTGGAACTTGAAAATTATATTGAAGATTCTTATCAAGAATTGGCGGAGTATGTAAATGCTTATGAACAAAAGATGCAAATGAAACGTGAAAATATTGCCGAACGTGGAATTTGGACTGGTAAGAAGAGATATGCATTGAATGTATGGGATTCTGAAGGAGTTCGGTATGAAGAACCTAAGTTGAAGATGATGGGATTAGAGGCAATTAAGTCTTCAACTCCATCTTCATGTAGGACTAAAATTAAGGAGGCTATTAAACTTATGATGATTGGAACCGAAAATGATGTAATTGAATTTATTGAAAAATTTAAAAAAGAATTTCCCAAACTTCCACCGGAACAAATTTCTTTTCCTAGATCCGTAAATGAACTGAGTAAATATAAGTGCTCAACAAAAATCTATAAGGAAAAGACTCCAATTGCAGTTAGAGGAGCACTTCTATATAATCATATGGTCAAAAAGAAAAATTTAACAAATAAGTATAGCTTCATTAGTAATGGGGAAAAAATTAAATTTTGTTATCTTAAAGAACCAAATCCATTACATGAAAATGTAATTTCGTATATTCAAGAATTTCCTAAAGACTTTGAATTGATTGAATATATTGATCACAATCTTCAATTCCAAAAAGCATTTTTGGATCCAATAAAATCAATTCTTGATTGTATTGGATGGAGTTATAAACGGATAAACACACTAGAATCTTTATTTTATTAGGAGGTATTATGGATTTTTTGCAAAGCCTTATAAAAGAAATTGGCGGTGAGTATACACAACTTGCTTTTGATATTAATAAAACTGAAACTTATGTGGATACTGGTAGCTATATTTTTAACGCTCTTGTATCTGGTAGCATCTTTGGTGGTGTTTCCGGTGACAAGATTACTGCAATTGCTGGTGAAACAAGCACTGGGAAAACTTTCTTCAGTCTTGCCGTCGTTAAAAATTTCCTTATCAATAATCCTACTGGATATTGTTTGTATTTTGATACTGAAGCAGCAATCACAAAATCCCTTTTGGAAAGTCGGGGAATTGACACAACTCGCCTGGTGGTTATCAATGTAGTTACGATTGAAGATTTTCGTAATAAGACATTAAAAGCAGTTGATATGTATCTAAAAAAACCAAAGAGTGAAAGAAGTCCTTGTATGTTTGTATTGGACTCCTTGGGAATGCTTTCTACAAATAAAGAAATTACAGATACTCTTGCCGAGAAAGATACTCGTGATATGACAAAGGCACAACTAATCAAGGGTGCATTTCGTATGTTGACACTTAAATTGGGGCAGGCAAATATACCAATGATAGTGACTAATCATACTTATGAAAGTATGAGTCTTTATGGTGGAAAGCAAATGTCAGGTGGATCGGGATTGCAATATGCATCATCTACAATCATCTATCTTTCCAAATCAAAAGAAAAAGATGGAACGGAAGTTATAGGAAATATTATTCGTGCCAAAACACAAAAATCAAGATTGAGTAAAGAAAATCAGGATGTTGAAATTCGTCTATTCTATGATGAGAGGGGATTAGATCGTTATTATGGTCTTTTGGAACTTGGTGAAGCTGGTGGACTTTGGAAAAATACTGCCGGAAGATATGAAATTGATGGTAAGAAACTTTATGCAAAAGAAATTCTCAAAACTCCAGAAAAATATTTTACCGATGAAGTAATGCAAAAACTTGATGTAATAGCAAAAGGAATATATTCGTATGGATAATCTTCATGATTTTATTAAAATTTATCCAGCAGCAATTAATCGGGATGTTTGTGAATATTTGATTAATTTTTATGAGATGAATGAGGAATACCATGAACGTCATGATAATGAAAGAAAACCAAATTTTACTCAAATCAATCTTACTAAAAGAAGTAAAGAAGATGAAGAACTGAATAATATTCACAATTCAATTATTCAACATACTTTTCATTATCGCAATCTATATTATGAGTTTATTGATAAAAGGTGTTTTCCTCAAAATCATGCCTTTGAGCAATACCGAATTAAAAAATATAATAATGACGGTATAGATGGTTTTGATACTCATGTTGATATTGTGGATTATGACACTGCAAGAAGATTTTTATCTTTTATGTGGTATTTGAATGACGTTCATGTCGGTGGCCAAACCATGTTTAAGGATTTGACAATTGAGCCAAGATGTGGTACACTGGTAGTGTTCCCACCACTATGGATGTTTCCCCACAATGGCCAACCTCCAATAAGCCACCCCAAATACATTATGACAACATATTTGCACTATCAATAAATGGATCGTATTGAACTCACAATTTTAAGAAATTTAATATATAATGAAGTGTATTGTAGAAAGGTTTTACCCTTTTTAAAAGCTGAATATTTTAATGAGAGAAATGAGAAAATTGTGTTTGAAGAGATTACCAAATTTCTTAACAAATATGAAAAACTAGCAACTAAGGAAACACTTCACATTGAAATTGATTCTCGTCGTGATATTAGCGAAAAGGAAAATACAGAAATTGCAGCACTGATTGAAAGTTTAATAGATTCTCCTGTAAATGTAGATTGGTTAGTTGATGCTAGTGAAAAATGGTGTAAGGAGAGAGCAGTTTATCTTGCTCTAATGGAATCTGTTCATATTGTTCAAGATGAAAGTGGAAAAACAAATAAAGATTCCATTCCATTAATTTTAAGTGAAGCTCTTGGAGTTTCATTTGATTACAATATTGGACATGATTATATTCAAAATTACAATGAAAGGTATGATTTTTATCACAGAAAGGAGGAGAAAGTTGAATTTGACCTTGAATATTTCAACAAAATTACAAAAGGTGGGTTACCTCCTAAGACTCTCAATGTCGCTTTGGCTGGTACAGGTGTCGGGAAAAGTTTATTCATGTGCCATATGGCTAGTTCCATCTTATTACAAGGGCGCAACGTTCTCTACATCACTCTTGAAATGGCGGAGGAGAGAATTGCTGAGCGAATTGACGCAAACCTCTTCAATGTAAATATTAAAGATCTTGTTGATTTACCTAAAGAGTTTTTTGACCGAAAAATTAATTCCATTATTAATAAAACTAAGGGAACTTTAATCATTAAAGAATACCCTACGGCAGCAGCTCATTCCGGACATTTTAAATCTTTATTGAATGAACTTTCAATGAAGAAATCCTTTAAACCGGATATTCTTTTCATTGATTATCTAAACATCTGTGCATCTTCAAGATATAAAAATAGTGTGGTAAATAGCTACACTTATGTAAAAGCCATTGCGGAAGAACTTCGTGGATTAGCAGTGGAACATAATTTTCCAATTGTTACTGCAACTCAAACTACTCGTGGCGGTTACGGGAATTCCGATATTAATATTACCGATACATCAGAATCTTTTGGTCTTCCGGCTACAGCAGATCTTATGTTTGCGCTTATTAGTAATGAAGAAATGGAACAGTTGGGTCAGCTTATGGTGAAGCAATTGAAAAACCGATATAACGACCCAACTACAAACAAAAGATTTGTAATTGGAATTGATAGAGCTAAGATGAAATTGTTTGATGTTGAACAGTCTGCTCAAAGCAATATAGTTGACAGTGGGCAGGAAGAAGAGTATAATTTTGAAAAAGACCAAAAACAAACCAAATTTGCAGGAATTAAATTCGCATGAAAAGGAAAATTGATTTTGATAAGTACCAAGAATTTGTAGATGCAGTTACTTCTGATGCATCTAAAGATTTTGTATCACTCGCAGATCGTCTAGTAGAACTGGATGAAAAGGGGGCAAATATTGAAAGACTTCTGACTTCTGGTGTTGGAATTAATGCTGAGGGTGGTGAATTTCTTGAGATTATTAAAAAAATGATGTTCCAAGGAAAACCTTGGAATGAGGAAAATAAAGCCCATCTTAAAATTGAATTGGGAGATGTAATGTGGTATGTTGCTCAGGCATGTATTGCATTAGAAGTTTCTTTAGATGAAATTGTAGCAATCAATGTTAATAAGTTGATGAAACGATATCCTGATGGATATTTTGATGTTTGGTATAGTGAGAATCGTCAATCCAATGATCTATAAATAAATTTAAAAAAAATGATGCCACCTGTTCTCCGAGTTATATTTGATAAGTTTCTTGAAACTTGTCGGGAGAATAAGGTGGTTTTTTATTACAAAAGAGATGGTGTTGTAGAAATGTATAAGTATTTTTCAAGTTTTATGGATAGCCAAATATCACGCCAACATAATGCAAGACTAAAGAATAAATACTTATGCTTAAAAAAACTGGGATTACGGTACTTAGTTAAGAACAAATCCTACCTAATTAAATACATTCGCTAATGAAAACTTTTTTACAATTTCTAGAACACTCAAAACCAAAAGTTAATTCTCCAACTAATGTGAGAGAAGACTATATTTCCGGAAATATATTTCAAGAGGGTTCTCTGGTTGAACAAATATCTACTGGAAAAACGGGAACAATAATGAGACGTGGTGCCAATCATTTAATTTGTTTAACTGATACTGGAGAACTATTTAAGCCTTGGATTAATGATACTAAACAATTAGAATAAATAAATAGAAACAGGTAAAATACCAGTAAAGATATGTCTAATCCTTGGCAAGAGGTTTTTGAAACTTTCCGAGATCAAATTGAAGAGAACTATATTACTGAAAAATATGGAATGCATCGTAGCGATGACGAAGAACAGAGACAAGCACTTTATGATCTTCGCAATAAAATGAAAAACATGGGTAAGGAAGCTGTAGTTGCTTACCTAAGAAGGTCAAAGATGTCTCCAGATAGAAAAGCTCAACTTGCAAGGTCTTTGGGTGTTTCTATCGCTGAATCATTTTTAGATGAAAAAATCACAGCAAGTACTGATATTGGTACAGCTATTAAAGATTTTCAATCATCCAATTCTCCTCAACTTTTTGGAAGAAGTAAGGATGCAAGACGAAAAGCTGCAATTGCTGCGGTATTAACTGCCCAACGTGGTGGAAAGAAGTTAAATTCAGAATCTATTGAAGATATTCATGAAGAGCCAAAACTTCTTGTAAGAATTACGAAAGAAGACGGAACTATATTTCAGAAAAAAATCCCAGCATCTGCTTTAGCTGATTATAGAAAAAGATATAAAGCTGTAATTGTAGTTGGAGCTGGTCAGGAAGAGCGTGGTAATCCAAATGTTAATGAAACATCAGATTATCTTGAACCTGATTTTAACAAACGTGCTAAAAATAATAAGAAAGCAATTGAAGATATGAGCAAGACAAAGGCTCATAAAGATATGGTTGATACCGTAAGAAAAAAGTTTTTTGAGGCAAAGGAAAAACCAAAGCGTTGGTGGGATGATGATGGTGATGGTATTGGATGGGAACCTGGAGAAGTATCTGGAAAATTTAGCCACAAAAAGAAAAAGAAAAAGACAGCTAAAGAAGAATTTTCAAATTGGCGAGAAGAAATACCAGAATCTACAGCAGTTCAACGAAGTGTAAAAACTGGAAAATTTTATCCGGAGAATGGCAGGGAAGATAAAAAAAAAAGAAAAGAAGAGTCCTTTGAGCCCGAATGTGATTATTCACTCCGTATAGAAGAAAATCGCATTGATGAATTAGCAAAACTTCTTGGTGGAAAAATTGTTGAAATTTCTGAAGAAGATAATTTAAATCTTAGGGAATTTGAAGAAGGACCTTCAATAGAAACTGCTGTTGGTTCAGCTGCTATGGGCGCAGTTGATTTGGCAATTAAAGGTGCTTCTGGATTAAATAGAATACGGCCTTTTATTAGAAATATAAAATTAAAAACCCCAGGTCAAGCCCCAACTAAAATTCCAAAAATATTTCCATCTAAAACACCAGGACAAGAACCGCATATACCAAAACCAACAAAACCAACAAAACCAACAAAACCAACAACGCCAAAACCAGCACCAAAACCATTTCCAAAACCAGCACCGAAACCAGAACCAAAACCAGCACCGAAACCAGAACCAAAACCAGCACCGAAACCAGAACCAAAACCAGAACCAAAACCAGCACCGAAACCAGCACCGAAACCAGCACCGAAACCAGAACCAACACCTAAACCTACCCCAACGCAACAACCCAAACCAAAACCAATAATCATACCAAAACCAATAAGAATTAAGCCAGTTTTTCCAAACCTAATTGACCCCGAAATTGAAAAAGAGTTACAAACTCAAACCCAAACTTTAATTGATAAAATTACAGGCAAAAGAAAAACTGTTACTGGTACTAGAAAAAATAATAAAACTCCAGTTCCACCAATTGGAGGGGGTACAAAAAATCCCCCACCCCCTAAAAATCCCCCACCCCCTAAAAATCCTCCACCCCCCAAAAATCCTCCCACAGGAGGAAGAATACCATTACCACGTTTAGGTGGTATGGGAATCAATGATCCAATTGCACAAAGTACAGTATTTAAAGTCTAAAATTTCTAAATAGATTTGGACGTTTAGGGGGATCACCATGGCTAAAATTGTAAAATTAGTAACTCCAATTATTTTTGCATTTGCAAATTCTAAAGAAGTTAAGAACTTAGTTCTTGCTCTTATGGAAAGATATGTAGTTAGCACAAAGACCAGTATTGATAATGAAATTTTTATGGCAGTTAAGTCAGCTATCTTTAAGCCAGAATCCTGATGCTTACATGCTTACTTACTAATTTCGGATTTACAATATTTCTGGCTTTGGGTTGGGCATTTTCGGAATGTCTGGGGAATAACGATAAAATAAAAGCAAATAGCGTTTATCAGTTTGTTAGAATTGTTTTAAAAACTTTGATGGAGGGGAAATCATAGAGATTTCCCCTTTTTTATAAATATTCTTAGATTAACAACAAGTTATAGGTAAGGCATATGGCTCTCTGGGGCATTTCAACAGCTTCTGAAACTGCAGAAAATAATTATGCAATTCCAAAGTTTAATAGTGAAACGGATCGCACTAGAAGTCCTTGGAACACATTTGCAGATGTTCGTGGTTGGATTCAAAGAAGATATAAAACTAAAGAAAACTCTGGAATTTCTACCCGATATTTTGATGAAGTATTAGTTCCAGTTTCTGGAATTAATAGTACCGGTAATAATGGGGGTAAAGTTGGAATTGGGACGGCAGGTCCTGTTGCCGTTTTCTTTGAAGATCCCAATAGAGCCTCACCCATTTCAATTGGTGCTGGCGGAACTTCCGGAATTACTACTGGCACAACTGGATATGTTCATGTCGTTTTCAATGAACTTGTTTTTGCTAGTGCTGGTGCGACAGTTCGCATTCGTACTTTCAATGCAAATGGAGTAGAGTCAACTGCAATAGTTGGCACTGCGGTTTCAAATACTCAAAAACAATATGCCTGGGCCGGTTCTGCAGCATCTCATGGATCTCCAAATGTCTATATCGGATTTAATGGTCAAATTACAAACCGAGTGGCATTTGCATTTACTTCTCCATCTGTAGGTTTGTCTACAAATGTAAATTTCTTAACCACTGCAACAACTTCTGGACAAACTGTTGCAATTGGAGCAACTGTAATTTTGGTTGATTCAGTATCTCAAGTATCTGCGGGAAGTTCTATTACAATTACCGGAAAACTTGCTAATATTCCTGTAGTCTCAGTTGGAAATACTTTTGTAACTATTGGAGCCGCAAATACCATTGGCACAACAATTACTGCAGGACTTGCTGCTACCTTTAGTACTAGGACAGTTGCTACTATTCTCAGAATTGATACTCAATCTGGATTTATTGGTATTATTACTGATGGATCAAATGGAGTAGGAGTAATCAGTTCATTTACTGAACAGTTTGGCAATGTTATTATTCGGAATGTTGGTGGTGCTGGAACTACAGGATCTGTTGGAATTGGAACTACTACACTAACCGTAATACCATAAAATGAGATTTGATGAATTGAATAAGCAAAATTATTTAATATTTGCTATCCGTAATTATGAAAATCCTCAAGCAGTTACTCAAAGTGACTTTTTGGAAGATATGCGTAGATTTACTTATATAAAAAGATTATTGAAGAAGTATAAAAATACTGGCGATTTGAATATTAATTTATTAATTAACCACTTTATAATTTTATATAATGTATTTGGTGATGCTGCTACTCCTCTTTTATTTTTTAAAATAGATCGGGATTATTGGTGTGTTCTGAAAACTTTTATTATTTTCCTACAAAGACTCCCTGAATATCCAAAAACTTTTGTAGATTCTATACAATTAGATTCAACTTGTTTAAAAGCTCTTCAGGAATTATGAACTTAGATAGAATTATATATATTATAAGACAACTTCGTGAAGATTCTCCAACAATGAGTGGAGGAGCAACTCCATTCACAAGTGCAGCTAATCCTAAAGGACCGGTGGCTGGATATGATCAACCCATGGATACTGTCGGAAAAAAGAAAAAAACCCTTGATTTTAGAAGATCACTACCGAAAAAATTACCACCCGAATATCAGAACTTATTTCGGAGGAGACCTAGTGTTTAACCAAAATTCTTCAACCGATATTAAAGTAGCTGTTCTTGAAGAAAAGCTCAATATTTATGAGCAAATGATGACTAAAATTGAAAACGCTATTGATGCTATTAGTGAGACAAATAAAAATATTTCAAAAATGCTTGCAATTCATGATGAAAGATTAGAACAAGCTGTTAGATCTGATGAAGTAATTATAAAAATGCTTGAGGATATTAAAAAAAATGTAGAAGCAGAAGATACAGATTTGAGCAATAGAATTGATGAAACTAATGTTAAACTGGAAGAAGTTAGAAAAATTAAGTGGATGACTGTTGGAGTTGGAATTGTAGTTGCTGCTGGTATTGGAGCGATTTCAACTCTTGCATCGGGAATATTTACTCCAAGTGAAATGGACCACAGAATGGAACCACACTATTTCCAGAGCCCAGAACTGCAAAAATAATTCACTTGACATGGGCCAAGTTTTTTGCTATAGTGAGCTTGACGTATCTTGGTTATCATGTCTTTCACCGATGAAAAATATATTTCACTTTTGTCCAGCAGGCTACAAAAATTCAAAAAGGTAAGAACTGGAATTTACAATTTTCGGTGCCCTTACTGTGGGGATTCTAGTAAGAATAAAAATAAGACTAGGGGATATTTTTACCTAAGAAAGAATGATTATAATTTTAAATGTCATAATTGTGGATTTACAAGATCTTTCACATATTTTTTAAAAGATCAAGATGAATCTTTATATAAAGAATATTTACTAGAAAGATATAAGGAAGGATTGACTGGTAAAGGATCTGTAGCTCCAGATCCAGAATTTAAATTTGATCCTCCTGTATTTAAAAAGAAACCTAAAATTGATTTACCAACTATTGAAATCCTAAATATTTCACATCCAGCAAGAGCATATTTAGAACGTCGTCAAATTCCAAAAAAATATTTTTCAAAACTATATTTTTGTGAAAACTTTAAGGAATGGACTAATTCTCAGATTCCTACATTTGAATCTATTGAAAATGATGAATCTAGAATTATTATACCCCTAATTAATCATGGAAATGTTTTTGGTTACCAAGGACGAAGTTTAAATAAAAATTCTAAAGTTAAATACATAACCATTTTATTGGATAGGATAAATCCTAAATTTTATGGTCTGGATGATGTAAACTATGAAGATTCAGTATATGTTGTTGAAGGACCTTTTGATAGTATGTTTTTAAATAATTCTATTGCGATGGTGGGAGCAGATTTCAATCACATGTTTTTCCTGAGCAATTTTGAGTGTAACTTTATTTTTGTATATGATAATGAACGAAGAAATAAGCAAATTGTGAATAGAATGGAAAAAATCATTGACATGAAATTGCCAATTGTTATTTGGCCAAATACAGTTAATGAAAAGGATATTAATGATATGGTTTTGGCTGGACATGATGTAGAAAGTTTAGTTAAATCTAATACTTATAGTGATCTAGAAGCGAAAGTAAAATTATCTGAGTGGAAACGAGTATGAGTAACGATACACGAGTTGTTAAAAGAAATGGAAATCTTGAAAAATTAAATCTAGATAAGCTTCATATTATGGTAGATGAAGCTTGTAAAGATATTGCTGGAGTATCTGCTTCTCAAGTTGAAATTCAATCTGGAATTCAGTTCTATGATGGAATTAGTACAGAAGAAATTCAACAGATTTTGATTCGGTCTGCGTCAGATTTGATTGATTTGGATTCTCCAAATTATCAATTTGTTGCAGCAAGATTGTTATTGTTTTCTTTGAGGAAATCTCTTTATGGTAAAATGAGAGAACTTCCATCTCTAAGTGAGCATATATTTGATTGTGTTAATTTGAAAATTTATGATGAAGGTGTTATTAAAAAATATACTTCTTCTGAATTATCTGAACTTGATAAGTATATTCATCATGACAGAGATTTTCTATTCACTTATGCTGGATTACGTCAAGTAGTTGATAAATATTTGGTTCAAGATAGGAGTTCTGGAAAAGTATATGAAACTCCGCAATTCATGTATATGATGATTGCGATGACAATTTTTTCTAATTATTCACAGGATACCAGAATCTCTTACATTAAAAGATATTACGATGCAATCTCAAAACATAAAATCAGCCTGCCGACACCTATCATGGCAGGAGTTAGAACCCCACTTCGTCAATTTGCAAGCTGTGTTCTTGTTGATATTGATGACTCCTTGGATAGCATCTTCAGTAGTGACATGGCTATTGGTCGTTATGTTGCTCAAAGGGCAGGAATTGGTATTAATGCAGGTAGAATCCGTGGTATCAACAGTAAAATCCGAGAAGGAGAAGTTACTCACACTGGCGTTATTCCTTTCCTTAAAAAGTTTGAATCAACTGTACGATGCTGCACCCAAAATGGAATTCGTGGCGGATCAGCTACTGCACATTTTCCAATTTGGCATCAAGAAATAGAAGATATTTTAGTTCTTAAAAACAATAAAGGAACGGAGGATAATCGTGTTCGTAAACTTGACTATTCCATTCAAATCAGTAAGATATTTTATGAAAGATTTATTCAAGATGGTGAGATTACACTTTTCTCCCCACATGATGTTCCTGGACTTTATGATTCTTTCGGAACAGACAAGTTTGACGATTTATACATTGAATATGAAAATAATTCTTCTATTCCGAAGAAAACTGTCAAAGCCCAGGATCTTATTCTAGATCTTCTTAAAGAAAGGGCAGAAACGGGTCGTATCTATATTATGAATATGGACCATTGCAATTCTCATTCTTCTTTTATTGATAAGATTGAGATGAGCAATTTGTGTCAAGAAATTACACTTCCAACTAAACCACTGAATCATATTGATGATCCTGAAGGCGAAGTCGCACTTTGCATTTTATCCGCAATTAATGTTGGCAAAGTTAAATCCGATGAAGAATTTCAAGATGTTTGCGAACTTGCAGTTAGAGGACTTGATGAAATTATTGAATATCAGGAGTATCCAATTAAAGCTGCAGAGATCTCTACAAAGGCCCGTAGATCGCTTGGAATCGGCTTCATTGGCCTTGCACACTACTTGGCTAAGCTTGGTTTCAAATACAATTCTCAGGGGGCTTGGGACGCCGTTCATGGTTTGTCTGAAAGTTTTCAATATTTTCTTTTGAAAGCTTCTAATCAACTTGCCCAGGAGAGGGGATCATGCGAATACTTCAATCGGACTAAATATTCTCAGGGGGTTCTCCCCATTGACACATATAAGCGTGACGTTGATGAAATTTCCAATATTCCTCTCCAACACAATTGGGAAGCTTTACGAAGCGATATTTCCAAATATGGATTGCGAAATTCAACATTGTCCGCACAGATGCCATCGGAGAGTAGCTCAGTCGTCTCAAACGCCACAAACGGCATTGAACCCCCTAGAGGATTTTTATCGGTCAAGAAGTCTAAGAAAGGCCCACTCAAGCAAATTGTACCGCAATATCAAACGCTTAAGGCGAACTATAGTTTGCTTTGGGATCTTCCTGATAATAGTGGGTATATTAATATTGTTTCAATAATGCAAAAGTTTTTTGATCAGGCAATATCTGGAAACTGGAGTTATAACCCAGAACACTATCCAGATAATGAAGTTCCTGTGTCTGTAATGGCTAAAGACTTTTTGACAACTTACAAATATGGTTGGAAAACATCATACTATCAAAATACTTACGATCACAAAACAGATGAGGTAAAAGAAGAACCAAAAACCACCAATGACTTACTTAAAGAAATTTTAAATTCAGGAGAGGATGACTGTGAAAGCTGTAAAATCTAAGATTAAGAAAACTATCCAACCGCAAGAGACAAAAATGTTACGAGGGATTACCGTGTTTAATTCCGAAATAGCAGAAACGAAAAGACAACCAATGTTTTTTGGAAAGCCTCTTGGAGTTCAACGATATGATTCTTACAAGTATCCAGTTTTTGAAAAATTAACTCAACAACAACTGGGATATTTTTGGAGACCTGAAGAAATTTCTTTACAAAAAGATCGTGCAGATTATCAAACTCTTCGCCCAGAACAAAAGCACATTTTTACTTCAAATTTGAAATATCAAATTTTGCTAGATTCTGTTCAGGGAAGAGGTCCTGGAGTGGCATTCATTCCTTATTGCTCACTTCCAGAATTGGAAGCATGTATGACAGTATGGGAATTTATGGAAATGATTCATTCAAGATCTTATACTTATATTATTAAAAACATTTATCCAGATCCTGGAGATGTATTTGATTTTATTCTAAATAATGAACATATTCTAGAAAGAGCTTCTTCAGTTACCGAAGCTTATGATGATTTTATTAATTCGGCATATTCATATGGATCATCCAATCTTTGGCAATTTGCAAATGAAGGAGTTGAACTTGGGAAGATCCAAAGAAAGGAGTTGAAGAGAAAACTCTATCGTGCAGTTTCAAATGTAAACATTTTAGAGGGTATTAGATTTTATGTTTCGTTCGCTTGTAGCTTTGCTTTTGGTGAACTCAAACTCATGGAAGGATCAGCTAAAATTATCTCTCTCATCGCAAGAGACGAAAATCAGCATCTTGTCATCACTCAAAACATTCTCAACAAATGGCGTGATGGAGATGATCCAGAAATGGAGCAGATTGCCAAAGAAGAAGGGGAATGGGTAATTCAGGCATTTAAAAAATGTGTGAATCAAGAAAAACTTTGGGCAGAGTATCTGTTTAAAGATGGCTCTATGATTGGTTTAAATGATAAATTGCTTGGCAATTATGTTGAATGGATTGCGAATCGTCGTTTAAAGGCGATTGGTATTAAGCCTATCTATGATATTGCCGCTAAAAATAATCCACTTCCCTGGACTGAACATTGGATTTCATCTAAGGGTCTTCAAGTAGCTCCTCAGGAAACTGAGGTTGAGTCTTATGTCGTTGGTGGAATCAAACAAGATTTGAAAAAAGACACATTCTCGGAGTTTAAACTATGAATCACGATAAGCTTAAGGTTATTATCAAAAACCTGGAAATTTTACTAGAACAATTGAAGTCTGAAGTGTATTCAAATACAGAAGCTTATAGATCAAATCCATCCATGTTTGGATTTATTTGTGAGGATGATGATGGATACACCGACTAAATTTCAGTGGAATTTTAAGATTGTTTTAGATCCTGAAAATGAAACTTTAATTCAAAAATTGGAGAGATGGGCGGAAAGTCAAAAACCACCCATCTCATTTTTGCTGTCTGCAATTATTTCATGGCTGAAGGAATTTGTAATTGAATATAAAGTCCAGAGGGAAATGGTAAGTGTTGATAAGCAAGTAGAGGAAATAAAAAAACAGTGGGAGTCTGAAGATCCTAAGCCAATAATTACCGAAAGACCCTCACAAGTAGAAGGTTTAGATGATATAAGTATATCTGCTCCGTGGAAGAGAGAATGAGTTAAATCTGGTTAATACTCATTTCCCACATTTGTTTTATTTTATTTGAATTCTTTTGAATTTCTTCATCAGTTAAAGGTTGTTCAGTTGTAGGAGTTGAACTAACTTTTGCTAATTCTTTATTATGCTGCAATTTTGGAATAAATTTAATTGCAGCTATAGAAGCATTATACCAAATTCTTTCTCCAAGCTGATTTCTTTCTGTTAGCACATTATTTTTATGTTGAAGATTTGATTCTGCATATGTCAAATCTCCTCTTGTTTTACATTCAAACAGAATTTCAAAATAAAAATTATCAGAACCAAAACTTTCTATATCTGCATTTAAATGTTTTGAAGACGAAGTATATTTCTTCCAATCACTTTCTTTATATTTCTTTCCACCACTATAGCTGAAGTATTGTTTTTTCCCAATATATTTTTTTCCATTTAATTTATTTTCTATAAAATACACAAATCCAAAAAAATTATTTGTATCTAAAACAAAATCATGATTCCAGTGTTCTGTTTTGAACATAATCATAGTCAATATTTTACACTTATATATGAATTCTGTAGATGATCTGGCTGGGGGGGTTGACAGGGGGCTAAATACATGCTATAGTATGCTTAATCAATTCTTAAGAATTGGTTTTTATCATGAGATTTTGAGTGCGATTTAGAGCCGTGGGTGATGCCTTTCCCGAAAGGGGAGGAAATTCTCCTTCACTTAAACGGATGTAGAGTTCTATTTTTTTAAATGCTAATTTCAACAATTACAGCCTTGTCCATTACAACAGCATTCAATTCACCATTGATGTTGCCAATTAGTGCTCCTCACGAGCCAATTGAATCTAAAAGTTCTCTTGAGTTAGTAATTCAAGATTACATAAAGGATTCAAAAGAACCCAGACCATTGAAATTAAATACAACGGAGAAAATCACTGAACAAAATGTAGAAAAGGTCTGGAAATGTAAAGGCTGCAATCAAACAGAAGCTTATACTTTGGAATACCTACAAAAACAAGGTATCAAAGATAAGAATGCTCTCGCCACCATTATGGGTAATATCAAACAAGAAAGTGATTTTATTCCAAACATTTGTGAAGGTGGTGCGATTACAAGATACGAATCTTGTGGTGCTGGTTATGGATTAATTCAGTGGACTTCAAGTGACAGATACTACCGATTAGGTTCTGTTGCTCGTAGTTCAGGATTCAGTCCATCATCCTTGGAAGGTCAACTCAAACATATGTTGACTGAACCTCAATGGAAAGAGATTGAATATCAAATGAAATCTCCTGGAAAATCTATTGATAGTTATATGAATGTTGCTTATCGTTGGATTGGTTGGGGTATTCATGGTGCTCGTACCAATTTTGCATATCGTTATGCAAATAAAATGTATATGGAAGGTTGATTCAACTGGGGAAGACTGGCCATCTTCCCCCCCATTAAACTTTATAAACTCATTTGGAGAATGAAAATGATTGACACAGTTTTGACTATTGTTATAAGTCTCTCTCAACAGAAACTTTATGCACATACTGCTACAGGTAATGTTGTGTCCTTTCCGGTTTCAACTGGAAAAGAATCTACACCTACGCCGATTACTGAAGATAAAATCGCATTAAAACGTAAAGTCACAGATTTTTATGGTCCAGGATATTATATTAAAGATGTTCCTTATGTAATGTGTTTGGATAAATATCCTTCACATTGTATTCATCCAAATCTTTCCAGTAGACCTTTAGGTCATCCATATTCTGGTGGATGTATTCGTATGAATGATAAAGATGTTCAATGGGTTTTTGAAAGAACACCAGTAAATACCCCAGTCAAAATAGTTTTTTAATATGGGTTGACAAATTTTTAAGTATTTGGTATAGTAAATTTATGACTCAGTAGCTCAGTCGGAATAGAGCATCTGCCTTCTAAGCAGTTGGTCGGGGGTTCAAATCCCTCCTGAGTCGCTTGGTGGCCTTTAAGGGTCACCAAATTTAAGGGGGGGTCCTCTAACACCCCCCACCAAAAATACATCTGCGGGTATAGTTTAGGGGTAAAATGCCATCCTTCCAAGTTGGAGTCACCGGTTCAATTCCGGTTACCCGCTCTTTCACCATTATAAATAACCAAATGAAAAAGAAAATATTCAATAAACTTATTCAAAAACCACTGAGATTTCATCATCAGGACATACATGAAGAGTTAGACGAAATTAAAGGAATGATACGAGATGTTAAAAATCAGATGCAAAAATTGCAACACCGAATTGGAATCCCTGAACAAACCTCAAATATGTGGTTGTCAGAATATGACGACCATCTATGGAGATAAAATAACTGCGAAAGATTTATCTGAAGTAGTAATAATTAATTCTCAAGTTAAATTGCCAAAAACCTCCCATTTAACTGAAGATGATATGATGTTTCAAGAATCTAGAAAAGCTAGAAAAGTTCGTAAATTGGACTTTGAAATTCGTTAGGAAGGTTGGCAAACTCCAACCCCCAAAGTATAAATTTAATTAGTCTTGGACCTGACTGAAAAAGGTACCCTGGTGGAGTCAAATGACCCAAACTGTCTCGGGATGACATTAAAAGCGCCCTGGTCGGGTAATCCCCCCTCCCACCTCGCGGGTATAAGTCGGCGGTAGACGGCTTGCTTTGGGAGCAAGAGGACATTGGTTCAAATCCAATCACTCGGATTAAAATTACTAAATAAAATGAAATTTTAAACAGATAAATGACAGAAATTACTTTTGGGGAATTCCAGGAATATTTTGAAGACTACATTGAAAGAGTAGAAAATGGTGAGTCATTTTTAATTAAAGGAGGATCTTGTGATTTTGTTATTCTTCCAGTATCAGAACATGAAGAATTAATCCGAATAAGCAACCGAGATTAATTTTTTGAGGTTCTGTCGCATAATGGTTAATGCGGCCTCCTTATAAGGGGCTCATCTGGGTTCAATTCCCAGCAGAACCATTATCCATTTGGGGTTGACATTTTTACAATTCTGACTATAATTAATCATGTAAGTAACAAACAGATGATTGGAATTAATTATTTGGGAAAACGAAAGGAACGATTAGCAAATCAGATGTTTCAATATGCAGCGGTAAAAGGAATTGCTGCAAATTGTGGATATAATTACTGTATTCCACCTTCAAATTTTAAAGATTCTTCTGATGAATGGGAGGAGCATCAACTGCTCGTTCCCTTTAAATTGCAAACTGTAAATCCATTAAATGTTCAGTATATTGATTTTTCCAGACCTGTAATTCAGGAATCAGGATTTTGTTTTGATCAAAATCTTTTTAATAGTTGTCCAGATTGGGTATGTCTTGTTGGTTATTTTCAAACTGAAAAGTATTTTATAAATGTAAAAAATGAACTTAAACAAGACTTTGCATTCAAGGATGAAATTCATAATCCCTGCGTAGAAGCAATTCGGCAAATTGAAAATCCAATTTCACTACATGTACGAAGAACTGATTATGTAACAAATCCAAATCATACTACATTAAGTTTAGATTATTATGAGGAGGCATTGAGTAAATTTGATTCTGATAGAAATGTTTTAGTTTTTTCAGATGATCCTATATGGTGTAAAAATCAATCTTTATTTTCTTCGGATAGATTTTTTGTTTCTGAAGGAAATTCAAATTATACCGACTTATGTTTAATGACTCTTTGTTCTGATCATATTATTGCAAATAGTTCCTTTAGTTGGTGGGGAGCTTGGTTATCGGAAAACAATGAGGTTGTAGCCCCTTCTGGATGGTTTAGAGGGACAAATTTAGAACATCTAGATACTGTAGATTTATTACCTGAAACTTGGGAGATTATTTGATGAAAGTCGCAATTAGTTTTATTGGAACTGGTAAATACCTCAATTTTTTACCGAAATGGTATGAGAAAGTTAATGAAAATTTTCTTCCTGATGCAGAAAAAACGTTCTTAGTTTTTACTGATGGTGAAGGAGATTTCCCCGAAGATATCAAAACATATAAACAACCTCATTTAGACTGGCCATATATCACACTGAAACGTTTTGAGATTCTTCAAAGTGCAAGAGAAGAAATTGAAAAAAATGATTGGTTTGTATTTTTAGATGCTGATTTGATTCCAGTATCTAAAACTCTAGCTGAAGATTTTTTCAAAGAAGAACTTCTATATTTTGGAGTTCATCATCCATGCCACTTCTTAAAAATGCCTCCACATGATAATCCCCCGGGAGCATTTGATACTAATCCACTATCTTCTGCTGGAATTGAAGAAGGTGATGATGTATCTGTTTATTATCAGGGATGTATTTGGGGGGGAAAAGTACCAGAAGTTCTTGAGATGATTGATACATTACATGAAAGAATAGAAACTGATTTGAAAAACAATGTAATTGCTCAGTGGCATGATGAGAGTCATTTAAATAAATTCTTTTCTCAGAATCAAGATAAGGTAAATACTCTTCACCCAGAATATGCCTTTCCTGAAGTATTTGGTCAATATTGCGATTTTGAACCAAAACTTCTACATCTGTCTAAAGATAATCGGAAATATCATGTCTAGTATTGCTATTCTTTATTCGGGACAACCCCGAAATTTTATAGAATGTTTTGATAATCATATTGAATTTCTATTTGCTCCGAATGTGGGAAGTACAGTAGATATATTTGCTCATTTTTGGAAAACCAACGATGAACCTTTGATTAAATTTGTTAATAATGTTGCAAATATAAAAACAATTTTTTGGGAGTTGCCAAAAGAATTTTCTCATGATACAATTCATTCAGATCCTAGATATTATCACCCACTCAATAATATTGTTTCTCAAGCATATAGCTTGTATAAAACTTCATATTTGATGAATCAATATATTCAAAATTCTAAACTTGAAAAATATGATTATGTAATTAGAACACGGACAGACAATTGGTTCGTTGAACCTTTGGGTAAATTGTCTAATTATGATTCTTCAGGACTTCATATTACAGATATTCAAAGTCATACTGATTATGCTTTAGGTGATACTTTTGCATTTGGTGATTATGATACAATGATGAAGTATTGTAGACTATATCCAGATTTTGAAGAGATTTGTGAAGAAGGCTCATTGGTAAATCCGGAATGTCTTCTTGGTTGGAATATTAGAAGAAATAAACTCAAGGTTCATAAACATGCATTTTACCCAAAACTTTACAGAGACTTATAATGAGTAAATTAGTAATTTTTGATCTTGATGGTGTTCTTATAGATAGTAAAGATGTTCATTATGAAGCTTTAAACCGAGCTTTATCTAAAGTAGGATCAGAATTTGTCATTACTCGTCAAGAACATGTAAGTGTTTATGATGGGCTTCCAACAAATGATAAATTAGTAATACTTACAAAAAATAAAGGGTTACCCCCAGAATCATATGAACAGATTTGGAGAGATAAGCAAGAAGAAACTTTAGTTATTTTTGCAGAACAGGTTAATAAAGATTATGAATTAATGGGATATTTTTCCCAACTTAAAGAGTGTGGATTTAATATTGCTGTCGCTAGTAATAGTATTCGGAATACTGTTAAATTAATTTTACTTAGATTGGGTGTATTAGAATTTGTTGATCTTTTTGTGAGCAATGAAGACGTAACACGCAATAAACCATATCCAGAAATGTATTGGAAGTGTATGATTGCATTTGGTTCTATTCCGGAAAATACTGTTATAATTGAAGATAGCCATATTGGTAGAAAAGGAGCAACTGATAGTAAAAGTCATTTAATTGCTGTTGATAATCGTAATGATTTGACTCAGGAAAAAATCAATAGAGTTAAACGAATTCTCAATGCACAAAAACAAAACAAAATTCCCTGGAGATCTGAAAAAATGAATGTTCTTATTCCCATGGCTGGTGCCGGTAGTAGATTTGCAAAAGTTGGATATACTTTTCCAAAACCTTTAATTGAAGTTCGCACAAAACCAATGATTCAAGTTGTTGTGGAGGGTTTAAATGTTGAGGCAAAATATACTTATGTGGTTCAGAAAGAACATTATGACAAATATCACCTTTCATATATTTTAAATCTATTAACTCCGGATTGCAATATTGTTATGACGGATGGTTTAACTGAAGGTGCAGCATGTACAACTCTTTTGGCTAAAGAGTTTATTGATAATGAAGAACCACTTATTATTACTAATTCGGATCAATTGATTGAATGGGATAGTAATGAAACCCTGTATGCATTTAGTAATGATAATGTTGATGGTGGTATTGTAACTTTTCCAGCCACTCATCCAAAATGGAGTTTTGCTAAACTTGGAGATGATGGTTATGTATGTGAAGTTGCTGAAAAGAAACCAATTAGTGAACATGCAACTGCTGGAATTTATTATTGGAAACATGGTTCGGATTATGTAAAATATGCTGAACAAATGATTGAAAAAGATATTCGTACAAATGACGAATTTTATGTTTGTCCAGTTTATAATGAAGCAATTGAAGATGGTAAAAAAATTCGGATTAAAGAAATTGCAGTTGAAAATATGTGGGGTCTGGGGACTCCAGAAGATTTAAACTATTTCCTTGAAAACTATAGAGGTATTATTGTATGAAAGTAGCACTATTATTTTTTGGACAACCGAGATTTATTGATAATCCTAAAATTGAAGAAGTATATAAGGAATCTATTTTAAAGAGATATGATACTGATGTTTTCTGCCATACTTGGTGGAAAGAATCTAATGAAGAATACGATTATTCTTCTTGGTCTCGTATTTCCAAATGTCCAATTCCTAAAAATGCATTGGAATTGATCTGTGAAAAATATGAACCATTACTTCTTCAACATGATGAACCAACTAAATTTGAATTACCAAAAAATGCAAAATATTATATTGATGAAAAATTTACTAATAAACATCCCGAAGGTCATTGGAACGAAAGCAACTATAGTAATATTTTATCACAGCTTCAATCAATTAAGATTGTATCTGAATTATTTGATGCTTATAGGAAATGTCCAGAAACTAAACAATCATATGAGTGGGTAATTCTTGCTCGTTATGATACGATTTTAGAAAACTTTCCAAATTTGGAAGAGTGTGATTCTAGTAAATTTTATCTTCCCGGACATCATTCAAGATTTCCAGATACGATTCAATTTTTTGGAACAAAGTATATTAATTGGGCCAAAAATGCATTTATTGATGTAGGTGATGTTTATGAAGAAATTTGGGAACCTTCTCCAGAAGCCTTTAAAATGGGATCTTTCTTGAGAAGATTTTCCATAAATGATTTAGTACCATGTCCCATGAATGCTCATGCAGTAAGAGGTTAACATGATTGATATTGAATTGTGTGTATTTGATGTGGATGGGGTTCTTGTAAATAGTAAAAATTTACATTACCCATCAACTGCTATGGCTATTGCTGAATATGGTTATACTTATAGTAGAGTTGAAGATGAAAATTTTGGAACAATTCCAACACGAAAAAAATTAGAAAGTCTAGCAGAAGAAAATAAAATCAGTTATGAGAATATTGAAGACATTTGGAAATTGAAGGAAAAATATTCTTGGGAATTATTTGATCAAAATGTAATTTGTAATACTAAAATTAAAGATCTTTTTCATAAATTAAAAAACTCTAATATTAAAATAGCACTTGCATCTAATGCAAGGTATAGTTTTATAGATAAAGTTATTGAACTTTTAGATATTCATGATTATATTGATCTTGTATTAAGTGCTCAGGAAATAATACCAAAACCAGATCCCGAAATTTATTTAATGGCGATGAAAATTTTGGGAGTTTCTCCTGATAAAACACTTATCTTTGAAGATAGTGAAGTTGGAAAAGCTGCAGCTTATGCAAGTGGAGCAAATGTATATGAAGTGTCTAGTTACGATGAATTAAGCAGTTCTATATTTAATGAAAATGAAACTTATAGCACATCGCGGTAATTTTGAGGGAATCAATCCCTTGATGGAAAATAAACCAGAATACATAGATGCAGCAATTGATGCCGGATACGATGTAGAAATTGATGTTCGGTATGAGAGGCAAACTGGAGAATTGTATTTGGGTCATGATGATCCCCAATACTTGATCACTTGGTATTGGTTAGGAGCAAGAAAAAATAATATTTGGATACACTGTAAAAATATAGATGCTCTTTATGAATTCTCTAGTGGTACAAGTGGTTTTAACTACTTCTGGCATCAAGAGGATAATTTTACATTAACTAGTAGAAATTATATTTGGACTTATCCCGGAAAAGCATATACTCCCAGATCAATTATAGTTATGCCAGAAGTGAAAATGGGAGTTGACATATCCGATTTGAGGGCCTATAATTGTTTTGGAGTTTGTAGTGATCTAGTGGGGCAATTAAAATGAAAATTGCATGTTTATATTATGGCCAACCTAGATTTACTGCAAATCCATATTGTTATGAATCTCACAAGAAGTTTATTTTTGATCGTTATGATACTGACATTTACGCTCACTTATGGTGGGATGATGAGAATCAAAATCAGTGGGATAGATCACATGTATCTTCGGATTGGGAATATTCAACTTGGCTTCAGATGGAAAACTGCCCCAAGGATCGTGATGATTTAATTCGGTTTGTTGAAAAGTGGAAACCCTCATCACTAAAAACTGAAAATCCTAAAGAATTTTCCAATGAAAAATTATTTTCTGAAATAAAGAATAAATTTGATTCTGAAAGATTTCATCGTAAAAATTTTCATAATCAACTTTCTCAATTATATTCTATAGAACAAGTTGGAAAACTTTTAGGAGATCACAAGAGTAAATATGATTTTATTATTACAATTCGTACAGATTTGAATATTTGGGATTATCCAAATCTTGAAGACTTAAATCCTGATAAATTTTATCTATCCTCTCATTCAGCACATTTTCCAGATCTAGGATTTATTTTTGGACAAAGATTCACTAAAATTTTAAATGCATATACTCATACAATGAATGGATTGGTAAATTTAAATGAATGTTGGGCACCTGTTGCAGAAGCTTTTAAGTTTTCTTGCTATAATAGATATTATAGTCAAAACGATTTAATGAGAATTCCACTACCATTAAGACTGGTTCGTGGCGTAGATTGTAAAGGACCCACTTGGTAATTATGAAAATAACACTTATCGGCCCAGGAATTATGCCAATCCCCCCTACTGGATGGGGAGCTGTGGAAATTCTAATATGGGACACTAAAGTAGCTTTAGAAAATCTTGGACACGAAGTTCAGATCATAAACACTAAGGATGCTAAGCAAATTATAGAAGATGTGAATTCATTTCGCCCAGATTTTGTTCACATTCACTATGATGAATTTATTGGAATTTATCCTTATATTCAATATCCAAAGGCGATTACAAGTCATTTTGGATATCTTGAAAGGCCCAATATGTTTAATGGTTATGCAAATGTATTTAATGCCTTTGGGCAAATACAACCTAATGTATTTTGTCTTTCTGAAGGAATTGCAAATATATACAAAGTTCTTCTAAGTATTCCTGCAAATAAACTTTTCATTACACCGAATGGTGTATGTTCTGATGTATTCAGTTATACTGAAGAGCCTGAATATGGGGATCGTAGTATCTACCTTGCAAAAATTGATTACAGAAAACGTCAACACATATTCCAATCTATTGAAAGTCTTTGGTTTGCTGGAAATATTGCTGATGGTAGATTCAATGCAAATAAAAATTATCTGGGTGAATGGGACAAGGAAACTCTTTACAAAAATTTAACGCACTATGGTAACTTAGTTCTTCTCTCCGATGGAGAAGCTCATCCTTTAGTTTGTATGGAAGCCTTGACAGCAGGATTAGGTGTGGTAGTATGTGAATGGGGAAAGGCTAATTTGGATACTAGTCGGGAATTCATAACTGTGATTCCCGAAAATAAAATTAATAATATTGAATATGTGGAATCCAAAATTATAGAAAACCGAGAATATTCTTTACAACATCGTAAAGAAATTTTAGAATATTCTAAAAACTTTGATTGGATTAAAGTTATTAAAACTTATTATTTACCCAGTGTAGAACAAATTATTCATGGACAAAAATAAATCAGCATATAAACTGAATGGGATTGGTCCCATTTATTACTTAAATCTTGATGGTCAACCTGAGAGAAGGCAGAATGTTGAAACTCAATTTGACTATTGGGAAATACAAAATTATGAAAGAATTTCTGCTTATGATGGTAGAGATGATGATTTAAGTGATATTATTGTAGGAAGATACCCAGAAATTTCTTCCGGTGAAGTTGGTTGTGTTACTTCACATCTTAAAGCAATGAAGCACTGGATGAGTGTATCTGAAAGTGATTATGCAATAATGTGTGAAGATGATATTGATCTAGAGACAGTAAAATACTGGCCATTTACTTGGAAAGATTTTTATTCTTATATTCCCTATGATTGGGACGTTGTACAACTTGCAGTAATTAATCCCCGGAAATTACTTGGAAATCTTCATCCAAGACTTGTTGATGATTTTTCTACCGCATGTTACATGATCAATCGTAGATATGCTCAAAAACTTACCAGTCTTCATGTTCGTGGAGAAAAATACAAATTAGATAACGGAGTTCGTCCTAGAGCAGTTGCTGATGATCTGATATATAATGCAGGAAAGACATATTCTTTCCCAGCATTTGTATATAAAGTTGATTTAGGTTCTACTATTCATCCTGAACATGTTGATGTTTATCATAAAGGTAGCAGAGACGGTTTGTTGAATTGGTGGCAAAATGAATCAAGTAAAATGAATGTGGAAGATTTCTTCCAATTTGAGTTTAATAATCTTTAAATGAGTGAATTATGACTATAACGACTGAAGACGGTGGACGCCAAAACATGTTCGCCAAAGAACCAAAAATGTACATTGACCCAGAGGTAAAAAATCAAATGGAAAAGAATATTTACGAAACTCATAATGAGAAAGCCGAACGTTTAAACGGAAGATTGGCGATGGTGGGGTTTGTAGCAGCAGTAATTTCTTATGCTGTGACTGGAAAACTCTTTTTTGGAGTATTTTGATATCCTAATAATATAAGATTCTATAATTAATCTTTTATCTATATAAGAGTGGAGTCTTTTTTTTATGCCTCGCAATCAATTAACGAAAGACGAGATACAGTGCTGGGTTCTTAAATGCAAAGACGAATTGTATAAAGAACCCTTAACTAAATATACTACGGACCCAAAAAGAATCGCACATAAGTATCTTAACCGGGTTTTAGACAAACTAAACGAGTACAGATACTAAAGATGATTTACCAGACATCACTAATTATATTTGCTGTTTCTATTGCTTGGATGATTATTAAAGTTGCTTATTTTACCGGAAATAAAAAATGAAAATTGATCTTCATAATTTCTTCAAGTATTATGATGAAAAAAATCCAAAGCACGTTGCCGCTGTGGAACAACTTGAAAAAGATTTAATTAATTCATCTTTGACTGATGATACATCAAACTGGGTAAGAATCTATAGAACAAAATCAGAAAAACCAAAATCTTCTGTGCTTGATGTTCCTTATTTTCCACAAACAGATAATTATAGAGATCCACAACGCACCTGTAATTCATCTGCTTGTGCGATGTGTCTTGAGTATTTTAAACCAGGAACTCTCAAAGGAGCACAAGGAGATGATGCTTATGTGACTAAAGTATTTCAGGTAGGAGACACAACAGATCACGAAGTACAAACCAAGGTATTATCTTCTTATGGTATTCAATCTAGATTTAGTTACAATCTTACTTTCGCAGATTTGGATCTTGAGATTGCTGCTGGACGACCTGTTGTTATTGGGATACTTCATAGAGGACCTTTGTCTGCTCCTACTGGTGGGCATATGCTTGTTGTGATTGGTAAATCCGAGGATGGTCAATCTTATGTTGTAAATGATCCTTATGGAAGTTTGAATGATGGTTACACTGGAAGTGTGATGAATGGTAAAGGTGCGATTTATAAGAAATCAGAACTTATGTCTAGATGGTGTCCAAATAAAAACGATGGATGGGGAAGAATTTTCAAATGACAAACATCAGATTTGCAGATGCTGTAAAATATAATAAAGATACTCCTGAGCAACAAAAGGCTTGGGAGTATCTTCAAAATAATGTCCCAGCAAATATTCTTGATGAGTTTGCAAGACTTTATCGTCTCAAACCAGTTTATGGAATGCAGTTAGTTACAAAGGAACAACTGGCTCATATTTGGGGATGTAGCACCAATTTAATTTTAAGTGAAGAAATAGTAGAATTGAATAAGTGTCTAAATCAATTTGGAATTATTACACCAGTTCGTATTCGTCATTTTCTTTCACAGATTTCTCATGAATCTGGTGGTGGAAGATATAAGAAAGAACTTGCTTCAGGGGATGATTATGAATGGAGAAGTGATCTGGGAAATAATCAATCTGGAGATGGTCCTAAATATAAGGGTGCTGGATATATTCAATTGACTGGTCGTGCAAACTATCAAGATTTTGCAAATTATATGAAAGATCCTAGAATTATGGAAGGTGTTTCTTATGTTGCTAAAAATTATCCCTTTACTAGTGCTGGATTCTGGTGGCACAATAACAAAATGAATCAACTCTGTGATGCAAATCCTTCAGTTGAACAAGTTACTCGCAGAGTAAATGGTGGATATAATGGTCTGGATGATCGTAAGATGTATTATCAAAGATGCTGTTCGGTAATCTAATGAAAACTTTCAATCAATTTTTGAATGAAGCTGATGTTCTGGCATATAAAAATTATATGCCAGGTACTTTGAATAAAGATACAGGAAAATTTACCCCCAAAAAATTTAGTGATGTGGAACAAAAACGTTATGGTTGGAAACCTGTTGAAGTAAGTTCTTATAGTAGAAAAGATACTCCGGGATCTTCTAAAACTGCAAGTGGTGAACCATTTTCGGATACTGCTAGAGGAGTTGCAGTTCCTTATAAAAATCCTACTGGAGGTACTCCGGAAATTCCCTTTGGCACAAAGATAAAATTTACTGCTGCTCCGGGAACTTCTGCTCCAATTGCAAAGAGTAAAGTTTTTGATACTGGTAATTTTGGAAAATATGGCGATTATAATAAGCAGACAAGTTTTGACTTATCCAGACAAACTGCTGCAGATGTAACTGGAAAGCCAAATATTACTTCTGCAAATTTTGGAAAGCGAAAAGTTTACATGAATTTGAATAATTAGATTAATAAGATAAATCCAACTTTTAA